CCATTACTGCTCCGATAGCAGTTTGGACTGATGCTACTGGAGTCATATCCAGAGGCATTATTTTGCCGTTAACCGATCAAACGACTGAGGACGAAACCAGCAATGGCTGGAATCTCCGCAACAAAACTATGGCCTTGAAGACGATTTCTGAATCCCAAAAGGATTCTATTCGTCGACATGACTATGGGTCTGAATTCATATCCACCAAGTCTTCTTGGTGGCATAACTATGATTTCAGTAAGAAACCCGCTTTTGTTGCAGGGAGAGCAGGAGAAGTCGGCAGGATGGATGGCGTTGTCTATCCGTCCTGGTCCCCGTCGACGTTGGCAGCTCTACCGTCTGTAGATGCCCAAATAACCGAAACTATTGGTTATGGGGGCACTGCATGGCGGGATTTGGCCCCAACTGCGCGTCAAGGAAATCTTGACACGTTCTTGGGTGAGCTACGAGAAGGTCTACCAGGCCTTCCCGGATCTGCACTTGCTAGAAGTACAGATGCCGTCTCCTTCATTCGTCACTCCAGTTCAGAATATCTGAACTGGGAGTTCGGAATTAGACCGATGATATCGGATCTAAAAGGTATCGCTCGCTCAGTTTTGAGGGCGAGGGATATCTTAGGTCAATTGCGCCACGATTCTGGTAGAATCGTGAGGCGGCGTATGACCTTTCCGCTCATTCAGACCGTTGGCCAGAGTTTAGGAACGATTGGGTTTTTACCCAGTCCTTCCACGTGGTATCTCTCTTCCATTAAGTCTGGCACTTATGTGTCGACTACTGAGAAGAGGTACTGGTTCTCTGGTGCTTTCACTTACGTTTGGCCATCTGGTGATCGGCTTTGGGACAGGTTAAAACTGTACGAGGCTGAAGCCCGGGTGATCCTCGGGCTATCTCCAGATGTGTCTACGTTGTGGGAGCTTTCCAAGTTCTCCTGGTTGTTCGATTGGTTTGCTGATTTAGGTGATGTCCTAAAGGGCATTTCCATCACGAACCACGATCAACTTGTTGCGCCCTATGCATACATTATGTCCCATTATTCTAGCAGCGTCGACCTGTTTTCAGGTTGGGCGCTTAATGGGCAACCTTTCTTTCAAGGCAGACGCCAGTTAGAAAGGAAGATGCGTATTAGGGCGTACCCCTACGGTTTCGACGTACCGACAGAAGGCCTATCGGCTTTCCAAACGTCGATCCTTGTGGCTCTCGGTTTAAACCGAGGCCCCACTAGCCGCATTGTAAAACGTCCGTTATAGGACATTATAATGCTGCTAGTGTTCCCTAAGGCCCCAAAAGGGCCAAACTCTCTGTATAGGAGCGCCACATGGCACTTTCTGACCCTCAGACCGTTACTATTAGCGGCACCGCCTACCCGCTTCCGCGAGTTGGTATGGGCGATTCTTCGGGCGTATTTCGTTCTGCTGATGGGATTACCCAGATGGCAGTTCGTCATACGTACGGGAAGCGCGTCCGGAGGAATCTTAAGCTTACCTTTAACAAGGTGGCTCCTGATCCTTTCCAGACTGACGTTAATACTAGCTACAATGCTTCGGTCAATTTTACAATTGACCATCCTGCTGTTGGTTTTACTTCAGCAGAACTGAAAGCTATTGTAGACGGACTGACCGCGTACCTTACGGCTACGTCGGGGGCTGTCGTCACCAAGATTGTTGGTGGCGAGAGCTAGATCAGTAAGGGCTACGTGGCAAGGATTCAATTACCCCCTCAAGGAGGGATTGATGAAAAGCCCCATGCCCCTATTACAGAGGATCACCCAACAACTGGGTGATCGATGCGGCACAAGCACCAATCACGATTGGGAAACAATCGTGAGTCGGGTTAACACCGAGGGTTTATCGTTTGTTACGATTACCCTCCCCGATTTCTGTAAGGACTTCGAAGAAGCCCTAGATCTCGGGTATGTGGGATCACACCACTTTCGATCTTTTCGGAAGTGGCGACATCTCCCCGCATTTTTGCGAGGTTTTGTATCCCAGGTGTTTGACCCTGACACTGGTGTCCTACGTCAGGATCCTTCTGTGCTTTGCATCCAAGC